AGATCCGCGCCTACCGGTCTGCCTACGCCTTCAAAGAAACAGACGGCATCGGCACGACGCATGGCGCACTGAAGCGCTTGGAGCGGAAGCTAGAAAAAGCTCTAAATCATCCAGACACTGAATTCGTGTAGTACAGCCTAGTCAGCACATCCCTGTAGTGCCTTTTCACGATCCTTGGATCGTTCAGCCCAAGAATGTGAGCCAGCTTGCTCCATCTTGGGCCTCTGTCCCTTCCAACAGCGCTGTGAGCCACGGCAAGCACAAGCCGCCTGTCATCCTCATCCAGACCCATCACAAGCCTGTGTGCCCTATCCATGTCATCGATCTGTTGTCCTGTGGGCCGTAGCCTGACTTCCCCGATCTGGGTCCAGCCATAGCCATGCCAATCCATTGGGTAGTCCGGCCAGCTAGCCACCTTCTGCTTGCGGATGGCGACAGGCAGCCGGCGCTCTGTCACTGCCATGCTGAGAAACAATTGATGCAGCTCATCAATGCCCATGCTGTGTGGCCTCAATGTGTTGTTCTGCGGATATGATCCAATCCAAGAGCTGCGCCGAATCCATCTTGGAAACAGCTTTTAGTGTGTCGGTGTACCTGTCGGCTGACATCGTTGTCCTGATCCGGCGCAGGGCACGATCCTTGCGAAACATCAGTGGGTCAGACTTGGCTTTCTGCACAGCCCGGAAGTAGTTGGCATTGGTGTGCTTGCCTATGCCAGCCAACATCTCGCGTATTTCGCTTGACCTGTCTTGCGTGTTCGCGCTAGACCCATCGTTATAATCCACCGAAGGTGGTGGAAGAGTGCCTTGGCTAGATGGTATATCAATAGTGGTTATTTGACATGTCTGCTGCCAAGTCTCGCATGACATGTCTAGGGGCGCCGGCTTAAAATTCTTGAAGCTCATCAGCCTTTTCCTTTCGCAACATTTCCATGCCAGTTTCCAGACAGCGCTGCGCCAGCATCAGCATCTGTGCGGCGTCCAAGGGTTTGACTGAAACCGCCCCGTCCTTGCTCACCACGATCCCGTCGTTGCGAGGTATCACCAGCATCTCTGTGTCTATCTTCTGTGACATGCTGCATGCATTCCTTCCTGTAACAACGCAGTGTCCCGTCGCCCAAGATCACCCATGTGCTGTTGACGATCCTGTGTTCCTTGCCACACGCCGCGCAGCACTCTGTCGCCAGCGGGCTGGCTGTTGGCTGGTTCGCCGGCCTCTTCTTTTTCCGCATGTGCGATCCTTTGAGCGATGTCGGCCAGCGCGTCCCGCAGATAGCCCAGTGTCAGTGTCCCGTAATGGCCCCGCAGATAGTCAGGCAGCGCCAGATGCGCCCGATCCATGCTGTCAAACCAGCGGCTGGCATGGCGCCGTACAGGCACACCGTAAAGCTCAGCGATGTAGAACAGCCCCCTGCCATCAGCTATCAATCGGCTGATCTCACAATCTGCATCTGCCAGTGCTTCATCGCGCGTCATATCCAACCTAACTGCGGCACAGCTAGCCGGCCGCTGTAGTCTCGCGTCCATACAAACCACGCATAGGCCGTTGTGCCGCTGCTGGTGACTTCCTCATCACCGCGCCACAGCGTCAGCCTTTTGCTGAATACATGGACACGGGCTGGCGGGTTGTCACAGAACAGACGATCATGGCGCTTGGCGCCTTCAAGAAAGCTCAGACGCAGCAGCCATGCGTGTTTCTTCACACCAAGGTTCAGCGCATGCAGGATGAATTGCTCAGCAAGCCTGTATGGCGGGTTGGTTACAAGGCTGTCGCATTCCCGCTCCATCGACATCAAAAAATCCGTGCCGGATTCGCAATACCCATAATCGTTCAGATCGGATGCCACGACGCCATAGCCGTCATCTTCCAGCACCTTGCATACAGCGCCGTCACCGGCCGCCGGTTCCCAGATGACCGGGCTGAATGTCTCGACCCGCAGCAGCGCCTCTGTGGCGGCCGGCGGCGTCGGATAAAAGTCATCCTTATGCCTCATCGACATGCTCCACATAGCCCCGGCCATCACACTCCGGGCATTCACCAAGGCGGCCGATCAGGTAGCCGCTGCCAGATCGATAGTCCGGCACCGCTTCTTCAATCTCGCATGCGCCTTGGCCCATACAGCTTTGACACTCTGGCAGTTCTTCCCACAGACCGGGGTGGCGCATGACGCGGACATAGCGCGGCTGATCGAATGCCAAGCGGTCCCTATCCACCAGCCGCCTCACAGATTTGCCTGATCAGCTTTGACTTTGCTGTGTCGCGCAGCTTGATGAGCGGGCGCAGATATGCCTCGACATGCGCGATCCGCTTTGCCACCACGACATAGACGCCGGCATCACGCAGCCTTTCATGGATGTCTTTCTGGTTGTCGCTGACCTTGCCGCCTTTCGGGCGCTTCAGCTCGACCATGATCGGGCCTTTCTGTGACAAGTCATGCCACCCGTGATCGCAGACAAACAGCTCCAGATCGGGCCAGCCCCACTTGGTGCCCAGCTTTTTGAGCCGCACTTTGTAGGCGATGTGCCGGGTGCCTTCGTTTGGTGAGTGGTGCCACACAGACCCCATCGGCAGAGCTGCTTCCAGCCACTGCACGACATAGTCCTGTAGCTGATCCTCAGTCATTGAGGCCAATCGGATAGAACGAATTCGGCTGCACCGCGCCATCGCTTAAAGCTATGATCCGCTTCATATAACGGACCCCCGGCACTGACTTACGCGGATGTGACATTGGCAGACACCAACGCTGTGCAACAGTGGCGTGGCTGCATCCTATCAGGCGGGCTAGCTGTGCGTAGCTCCAGCCTTTTGATTTTCTAAATTGATCAAGGGTCATACATGGGGTTTTAGATGACTTGACACGGTATGTCTAGTCAGATACACCATTTACTACCTTAACATTTAATGTCACGGCGGCTAAAATCATGCACATGACCGAAAACAATTTGAGACACATGATCACGCAGTACAAGCGTGACAACCCGTTAGAGACGATCAAGAGCATCGCCGCCAAAAAAGGTGTGACGCCGGAAACTGTGTCACGCCACCAGTCTGACAAGATCGACATGTCCATGCAGGATATTCGCGATTATGCGGATATTCTAGGATGCTCGACCTTTGACATCATGTTCCAAAGCCAGCCCATGCCCATCGTCGGGATCGCTTCGGCAGATACAAATGAATCTTGGATCACTTACACACATGCTCTTACGCCGGAAACAGCAGAGTGTCTTTATCTACATGGAAATCACGATGTCAATTTAAGCGCTTGTAGATACGATATGCCAGACGATTACCAAGGCCCATATAAGATGTTAGATGGAGCCTTTGAAATTTGGGACGCCCGTCCGGCGCTGGAGTATCGCGTTGACAAAAACGCATTGATGAACCTTTGCATCTTGCGGACAGTTGGTGAAGAACTGCATCGCGGCATTCTTTATCCTCAGCCCCACAACAACAAATATTCACTAGTCAAAAATTGGTCAGCAGAGCCAGATGTTATGACAGACTTAGAGCTTGAATGGGCGTCACCAGTTCTAAAATACATCATGCGCCCGGACCTAGAGGGCGCAATGGTAGTCAAGTCTAGTGAGAACGCATACGCACTGGAACGCACGACTTTGATGTATAAGTACATGAACGAGCGTCGTAAGCGAAAAGGCTTACCATTACTTTAAAACACGCATGTGGCGTCAAGGCGCTTGACATATAAAACTACACTAGGATAAAACCGTTCCAGACTTTTGGAGCGGTTTTATGTCTTTTGGTAGTTTCTCAAAGCGTGACTTGGCTGAGCTGTGCCGGCGCCACAACTATTTTCACCACAGCCAGCCCAACAACCCTGACGGGTTTACCTTCTATAATAAATGCGTAGTCCGGGTTCAGCGCCAAACAGCGGTGTCGATTGTTGCTGGCAAGCGTGACGGTGACAAAAAAGCAGCACAGCGGCTGATCGATCTGCATGGCGTATACACCGACACCAAGGGCAAACAGCAATCCGGTGACAAGCCAGTCATGGCTGGCGGCAGAGCTGTCGAAGATTATTGCACAGACATCTTAGCGAACGATGTAAGCCCTGCTGATGCCTACCGCGATGCAGTCAATTATCTGCATGGGTTTCATGGCGGCAGTTGGCGTGACGCTGCGACAGACAAGCGCGAGATCGATCACAAGCTGAACCCCCGTTACACCGCCAAAGGCACCGTTCCAAAAAAAGACGCCGACCACTGTGAGCTGGAGCTGGTGTGCCGCAATGCGCTTGATGGGCTGCGCGAAGCTATGGCCGGCGCCAACAGGATCACAGGCCAAAAGGAATTGACCGGCAAATTCGACGATGTCGAGCTGCGCTATCTTGGGTACGCAGACTATCAGGATGGCGGCGTTGAGCTGAAAACCAAATGGGACCGCCGGGCAGACACCGACAAGCCAACAGCAAACAGCTTGCCCAACGACATCACCTTTGATCACCTGATGCAAGTCGCCGGCTACTGGCACATCACAGAAATCATGCCGACAATCGTTTACGCGAACCGCCTTGGTTACCGCGTCTTCAAACCATCTCTTGAACAGTTACAGGCCGGCGTTGCGGCCATTGTAGAGGCATGCAAGCGCCGTGAACGGCTGCTTGCTGCCGCACCTACCACCGAAGAGCTGCTGCGCCTGTGTGACCCGCAATGGGAACACGCATACCTGTGGAAAGGCATGGCGCCAGAGCTAGTCGATCAAGCACACAAAATCTGGAGAGCCTGATGCTGAAAATTATGACGCGAAAGCGCGCCAATGAAATCGAAACCGAAATTCTGCGGCTTCGCCATCAGCTTGAACAGTTGCAGAAAGACGCGCTGGCGCGCGGGGTTTTGCTCAATGAAATCTACCAAATCATAAACAAAATAAAGGAACAGAAATGATGCATGATTTGTTCGCAGTGGAGCCGCCGCACCAAGCGCACAGCCCCACCAGTGCAGCCTCTGCTGCTGAAACCAAGCCCAAGTTTGGGAAGAACATGTTGAAGGTTTTGGCCGCGCTTTCTGAGCGCGATGGCCTGACCGATGAAGAAGGCTGCGAGGCCAGCAACATGACAGGCAACAGCTACCGCCCTGCCCGTGTGGCTTGCGAAAATCTAGGGCTAATCGTCAAAACAGACGCAACGCGCAAAACAAAATCCGGCCGGAACGCAGCTATCTACATGCTGACCATGCTTGGCAAAATGGAATGCAGCCGATGATGCCGGCACAGATAGCCAAAGCGCTTGTGGCATTTCAAGCTAGCCTGACCGATCTGGTCAAAGACAAGCAGGGCCAGCGTTCAGAATATTCCAGCGTTGGCGCC